TGATCGACAAACGCGTAGACGATTGAGCCGATGGCAGGGAAAGTGCCGATGCTACCGGCCGGGCCGGTGTTGCCCTGCGGGCCTTGCGGACCCTGAGCGCCCTGAAGGCCCTGCCCGCCCTGCGGACCTGCCGGACCTTGCGGACCTGCCGGACCCTGCGCGCCCTGGGGGCCTTGCGGACCCGGTGTCCCCGATCCGCCTTCACCCCCACCGGCCTCGCCAGAGATTGTGATCTTCCCCGTGGTAGGGTCCTGCGAGATGCCGATATTCGCGCCCGCGACGAGCGTCTTGCCGACCAGCGTAGCGGGAGTGGCTTCGGCCATGTCGGAAAGCTCGTCGCTGTAAACGAGCAGGCGATCCGATGCGATGTTCAATTGAGTCATGAGGGTCTCCTATCAGCTCAGAACGGGCAGCGAGCCGTCGCCGAGCGTCAGTTCGATGTAGTGGTCGACCGGGTTGATCTTCACGCCCTTGCGCGCACGCAGGAAGGCATAGAGATTGTTGTTCAGCTCATCGTTCGCGATCTTCTTGACGGCCCGGTAGACCATCGTGTCGTCGATGTCGTCGAGTTCGATACCAGCCGTGCGGACGAGGTATCGAGTGTTGCCGAGGTTGACGTTGAAGAAGTCAGCCGTTGCAAACGTGCCGTCCTTCGCGCCTGCCTTCGAACAGTTCTTGAACCACGTATCGACGCCATTGCTGGCCTTCGGGTCGGCAGGCGGACGCGTCGTGGTGTAGTTCGGACCCTGCGGGCCGAATGCGGTAGTCGACATTCATATGTCTCCGTGATGTTAAGCGAGCGCTTCGTCGTCAGGCTGAGTGCCCTGAGAGGCTGCGATCTTTGCGTCCTCATCGGCCTGGGCTTGCGCAGCGGCGGCAGCTTCAGCGGCTGCGGCGGCTTCCGCGTCTTCCGCATCGGCGCGCGTCTGCCATTGATCGACGATGGACTGGTAGTCGGCAATGCTGGTGATCGGAGCGTTCGGAACGAACTGCCCGTTGTAGGAGTAGCACTCGATCCAGCCTTCAGAGCCGAACTCCCAGCTCTCGAACTGCACAACGCGAACGAACTCGGGCAGCGTCGACAGGTCCATGTCGCGGATCGCGCGACCGTCCTTGATGACTGTCGCGTCGCCGCGCAGAATGGTCAGCCTCATTTCTTGTCTCCGTAGGTAAGCATCTGCTGCTCGGGGAGCGCGCCGTTGAGGCGCAGCATCTCATTGCGGAAGCTCTCGATTGCAGCGCCGGTCTGGCGCTGCATCTGTGAGTTCTCCAAGAGCAGCAAGGGCATGAAGCCGTCGATGCAGCCGGACTTGTTGATCGCTTCGCCGGTCTGCGGATTGAGGCCCGTGATGGTGACGAATTTCGGACAGTCGCATTTCGAGAGGACTTCTCGACACGACAGCGCGAAGCCGGTTGCGGGGCAACTGATTTTTGGATCGGGTAACACTGCTCTCTCCGTTAGTTCTTGGTGCAGATGATCGCATCGACGTACTGGACGCGGAGGTCTATGCCGTGCGTATGCCCAAAGCCTCCACCGGCCCCGGCAGTGCCGAGCCCTCGATCACCCCACCCGGTTACAACTGTGAAGGCGACGTTATCGTCGTTGTTCGTGGCGCGACCGGCAGCCGTGATATACTGGTCCGTGTAGCTGTGTCCGTGCCACGGCATGTAGTTCGTGTCCGGCGTGAAGGCGTCGACAGCCGTACGCGCGAAGACGGTCGAGAATGCCTGAACACCTCCGGCGCTGCCGCCGCTGGTGCCGGTGACGATACGCAGAGCCTTGTTGTCGTGCGTGGTGTCCTTCGTCCAGCCGGAAGGCGCTGCGGCCTGCATGAAGATCATTTTCGTACCAGCAGCAAAGCCGCCGCCGAGGCCGAAGATCAGCGAGCCGTCGACAGCGGGAATCTTCGCCGTCGAGTCCAACACCAACACGTTGTCAGCCGCCACGCCGACATTCTTTGCGGCTGCGGTGCCGAGCGCCGGTTTGCCGCTGAGCGATGAGTACGCGCCGTCGAACAGCGTCGGCTTGCCGCTCAGGTCCGCATAGGCCCCCGAGAAAAACGCCGGTTTCGAAGAGACGTTGGCCCAAGTAACCGTGACGTTCTGCAAGGCCGAGCCGTCCACAGCCGGAAGCTTCGCATTGCCATCGAGCGTGACGACGTTGCCAGCGGCCACACCGCTGTCCTTTGCGGCTGCGCTGCCGAGCGTCGGTTTGCCGGACAGGTCCGAATACTGGCCGCTCGTAGCGATTGTTTTGAACACCGGCTTGTTCGCAACGCGCGTCCAATCCGTGTTGACCTCGGTAAGGTCAGAGCCATCCAGTGCAGGCAACTTTCCGCTGGCCGTTAGGCGCACGAGCTGCAAGCCCTCGGTGCCCCAATTCAACGCTGCCGCTGAGCCGAGCGTCGGCTTGCCGATCAGATCGGCATACTTGCCGGTTGCAGCTACGTTGGACAGGCCGAGGTTGGTCTGCGCCATCTGCTTCTGTACGAGCGTCAGGCCCTGGTTGATGTCGATCCGCAGGCGGTTGCCGAGTGCCGCAGTAATCGTTCCGATGAAGTTCGGATCATTGCCGATGGCGGCCGACAGCTCTTTGATCGTGTTGAGTAGTGCCGGTGCATCCGCCGACATAACCCCCAGCACCGCGCGGTGCAGCGCGGTGAAGTCGCCCGGCAACGCCGGGACGCCGGAGATCGCAATCAGGTATTCCAGATTGCCGATGATCCGGTTGTGGAACGACGCATCTAGCACAGTGCCGTCCGAAGCGCCCGGCGCAGAACAGTCCTTCACCCAGGTCTGTTCATTGCCGTAGCGCTGCTTGTCCATGCCCTGGGGCAGGGTCTTCGTAGCGTTTGCGCCTTGCGGCCCAAAGAGAGCGGTCATGGCTGAATGACTTTCACGTTAAGAGTGGTGTGCGCGGGCTTGATGCGGTCGAGGAAGCACAGCACGAAAGCAGGCTGGTACTTGTCGACCGTAGTGTCCGCGCAGAGCGGGGTGCCGCCGTATTCACCGAGCGGCAGGAGCGGGACGTTACCGGCCATGAAGCAACCGGCCGCGCTCATCGGAGAGTCGTCTTCCTCTACGGGCGTTCCGTTGTCGGGCACCGCGCGCGAGGCGGCGATGTCGACTTGGACTTCCCACGTATAGGCGTTGCCCCATTCGATGTAGTTGCCGGTCTGATCGTAGGTGTCGATCTCTCGCCTTGTCGGGCAAGGCGTGGTGTCTGCCGGTACGTTGTCGCGCGGGCATTCGAAGGTGATCGTCGTGTTCATGTTCTGACAGTAGTCAGACTCAACGGCGACCTCGGGTTTGTCGAAGTCGTAGTATCCAACGATCAAGCAGCACGACTCGTGTTCGTCCGGCCCCTCGCCAAGGTTGCTACCCGGCACGGCGCACTGCGCATCGGCCGTGAAGCCGTTCTCCCAAAAGGGCGGCTCGGGATGATGCACCACTTCGCCGTAGGCGCACGCGCCATGTTGACCGTAGCCGAGGCGGCTGCCGAGCGGCACGTAAGTAGGCGTCGGGCCAAGGCTGGTGCAGCCTACCTCGAAGCAGCCTGAGATCGGCTCGGGGTCCTTGCTAGTGTCGTGGCACGTCAAGACGTAACCTGACAGCTCGGCCATCCGAACGAAGTAGTCGCACGTCGCGCCGCCTTCAGCGGCAACCTTGATGCAGAGGTTGTACCCGTACGGATCGCACGGGTCATTCAAGCCGTACTCGGCGATCCACTGATCGCGCGACTCTTTGACCGTGGCGCAGTAGAACTCGTCCACATAGTCACAGAGCCGCCCGTACGTGTAGCCGAGCAGGTTAGAGAAGCCGCGCCAGTATTGATTTTGGAAGGTGCCCTCGACGCGACCGCCCTCCCATGCCGGTCCGGGCGGTAGCAGCCCGAGCACAGTAGGGAGAGCATCGTCGGTTGTCTTCGGGCACCAGGTCGTATCCTGCGGCCCCGAGGGGCATTGCAGTAGGGCCATTGGTGCCTCCTTAGTCGGCGGGGAGGAAGGTCACACTCGCAAGGCAAGGCATAATGCCTACGCCGAAGGTGAGATCGGTGAGCGGCGCGGCGATCTCATGATGAAGCTCGCCGGTCGCATTGCTCACCGCCTGCCAGAGCTGCGAGCGGTAGAGCGTGAACGGGTTCTGCGGAAGGCCAGGTTGCGCCATGCGGCGGAAGAGCGACTGAAGCTCGGCCGCCACGCTCTCGCGGACTTCCTGTGTGTCGGGCGACAAGCCCTTCACGACGATGTCGATACAGTCGGCGGTCGGGGCCTGCACGATCACGTTCGCAGTGACCGGAGCGACGGCGTCTATGTGCTGTTGAACGGCAGCAACGTCGACCGGCTGCGGAATGCCCGCCAGGTACGTTTCGTCCATCAGGAACCACACCCCCACTGTGCCGCGCCCATAGGCATTGCCAGCGGGGAAGACACGCGTGACGCCCGGCAGTTCGAGACCCCAAGCCACGTAGTCGTATTCCGCGCCGCCGTGGGGTGGATAGCGCTTCCGATGAAGGATACGCGTGCGGAGCTGATCGTCCGTCTCGATGTCCGCGCCCTGGCCGAGCCCGTATTCGTCGACCGCGATACTCTCTATGCCCGCCAGTCCGCCAGCGCTTGCGAACGGCGCGCCGTAGACCGTGTTGCCTGTGCGCCCTGAAGTATCGCAAACGACAGGCACCAAGGCTGACAAGCTGTACTTGCCGACTTCGCGCGCTTGCGTCGACGTGTAGGTCACACCGTCGCCGCGCGAGAAGACCGTGCCGACCGGGATGTTGAGCGGCCATGTGTCGGCGACCACCACCAAGTTGCCCTGGGCATACGAAGCGGGCTTGCGCGCGATGCCGTAGTCGAGGCCGTGGCGTTCTAGTTCGTAACCTTCCGCCGTGAGCGCGAAGCGCTGGCGGTCCATCCACTTCAGGCGGCCGAACACTTCCCATACAGCGCCGCCGATAACCTTGGCGGTGACGTAGACGTTGTTCGGCCAAATCCATGCGTCGGTGCCAGGCATCTCGGCGCGGAAGCCATTGCGTGCGCGCTGCACGACCGCCTTGATGTCGGGAATAGCAAAGGCCATTTACGGAAACTCCTGCCGCCAGATGCGTTCAAATTTCTGGTCGTAGATGAGCTGGCCCGCTTGGCTGAAAGCCTTCACGTCGAGCGTCAGCCATCCCTTGACCGGGTAGGCGGTAGCCGTGCAGACGAAGCGTGCTACGGCACCTTGCGTGACGAGCGGCGTGAGCGCCTCGTACGCGTAGTCCTCTGCCCTGCGGGCCGTCTCTTCGGTGAGCGGCGAGCGATAGAGCAGCCATAGGCGCGAGCCGATCTTGGTTTCGTTCTCGTCCAAGTCGATTGCGTCACCCCACCACCCCTTCGGGTCAGTGCCAGACGGAAGCTGGTCGTAAGGTTCGGCGCTGCGCCAGGTGAAGAGGGAGATCAGGATCGCGGTGTTGAGCGCGTGCTTTGCGCTGAGCCCGTAGGCGTTATTCGGTTCGCTCGGTCCTGCGAGCTTCCAATCCGCGAAGTACGTGTCGAGAGAGTTCTGATCCCAAACGGTATCCCAAAGAAGGAACGGCTGATCGCCGACGCCTTCTTGTTCGCGAATGCGGATGTCCATGATGTCTCCTAGATGGCGAAGACCTTCGTCGCGCAGCCGCCGCCGCAGAGCTGCACCGGCTCGCCGCCCTCGCCGCCAAGATGCGTCTCGCCCTTGACGATGACCTTGTCGGCCTCGTGCGTGATCTGCCCGTCCGCGATGGTCATGGTCGAGCTGCCGCGCTTCGCGACGATGTTGTCGCCAGTGATTTTTACGGACGACTCGCCCTTGGTGAGCGTGATGTCTTTGTCCGTCATGACGATGGTTACGTCTTTGTCGTCGCCTGGCTCGCCTGAGCCGTTGACGCCGTTGCCAATGGACAGCTTGATGTTGCCGGTGTGGACGAAGTCGAGCGACTTCTTGAAGACGCGGATCGCATCGCCCTCGGCGTTGTAGAGAATGCTGTCACCCTTCGCCAACTTTCGAGGCCGCTTCTTAGCGTGCTCGCCGCCCAAGGCGATGAGCATGTCGCGTCGGCCGCCCAGGGCGAGCGCCAAGAAGTGCGCTTCGTCCAACGAGTGGGAGCTGAAGCCGTGCGGGTACAGCCGCATGATCTTGGTATGCGACTCGTCTTCGAGCCCATCACCGTCCAGCATTTGAATGTCGCCTTCGTCGTCGACTTTGGTGACGAGATAGCGATGCGCTGAATTACGATGTGTGTAGTAATCTTCCATCAGCCACTCCACGGGGTCTGTGTGCCCGAGCCCGTACCGCCGCCGCCCATGCCGCTGCCCTCTCCGTCGAATGCCTGGGGCAGTACGAGCGAGAGCTGTGCGAACGAGCCGCTGTTGTCCTGGGTGAGCGAGACGCTCTTGATGAGCATCTGATTGTTGAGCTTGAGAATCGGACAGGCGACGAACACGAGGGCGTTGGCCTGCCAGAGCATCCCTGCCCCGTCGAACCACGACTGCGTCTTAATGCTCGCGGTCACCGACTCGCCTTGCTGGCGGTTCTTGTGATGCTTGGCGCGCTTGCCTGCGGTCTCTTCGTCGATGTCCGATTCTTGGTGGACGTGTTTCGGTAGATGGCGCTTGACGCCACTATCCTTCTCGGTCGCGACGATGCGCAGCGACTTCTTGTCGACACCGAACACGCGCTGGCCTTTGACCTTGTATTCGCTGTGCTGGTCGGTATCGTCGAACGTGGCGCTGCCGCCGAGGATGTTGACGCCTTGGATGAGCGGGGCGTTCATGCCACCCATCCCACCCTTCGTAAGTTTGATTGAGCCGTCCGGCATTCCCTGAAGCAGCATCGGGTGCCGCCGAGCAAGCCGCTCGACAGCGCCGAATACAGTCTCCATAGGGTTGAGCCTGAAGTATTCGATCTTCGGCTGCTGGATGTCGGTCTTGAAGCCGACACCCTGTTTGTCGAGTTCCTGCGCGATCTGGATGATCGTCTTGTCTCGGAACTCGCCCTTCTTGTGCTCCGCAGAACTCTTGACGCTGTCCGCGCCCTTCGACGTGCCGCTCACTTCGACCGTGTGGTGCTCAGCGTCGAAGCTGGGCGTCATCCGGTTGACGTAGCCGGTGACCAGGAGTTGCCCGTTCGCCGACACAGTGACCGGCGTGCCGGGCATGAAGTTCCACTGGTCCGCCCAGGGTGCCTCCCCGTCCGAGACGGTGAAGGCGAAGGCGCGAGCGGCTTGGTTCGCTGCGTAGGTAACAGTCACACGCTCAAACGAGCTGTATTCCATCCCGCCGACTGCGACGGAGACTTTCGTGATCTGGTCTGTCATTGGTGCCTTCCGCGCTTACGCGCGGCTGGCTACCGGGCGAGCGCTTCGAATCGTGAGGGCATGAAGCCGGGCGACGCGACGCTGTTGCGGTCGGCCAGTTCTTCTGCGCGGTACACGTCGCCGTAGAGCCGGTGCGCCCAATAGAGCGACGGCCGAGACTGCGGGGCGACGATCTCGATGACGGGTGCGATGTTCGCCATGCGCTGCGTGACTGCACGGACTGCGTAGTCGCGGGCCGAGAGCATCGGGTTGACGATCTCGTCTTCG